CTGATCTGCCCGTCGCCCCCGGATGCGCGAGCGAGAGCGTCCGAGATGGAAGTGAACCCGGCGTAAAACTTCCCTGGTGGAACAGCCGCCGCCCGCTTGTATGCCTCGCGTAAGGCATCCATCGCCGATACGAATACGCCCCTATCGAACGGTCCGATAAAGTCTCCGTCACCGCAAACCCGGACGGACCCGGGGCAATCGAGGATGTGGATCGGCGGTCCGTACCACCCTTTCATCGACCGTGAGATATATTCGACACGTTCCTTGCCGAGCCAACGCTCAAGCCTCCCTGAATGTACGGATCGCATAACGATCTCCTTAGATGTATCTGTGTGTTTACGCATTCCCGGCTGTCAGCGCGAACGTGTTGACCGTGATGGCTTGATCCGTCGCCACGCTCACATTGTCCATCGTCATGTCGCCGCCGCCACCCGTAACCGTCACGGTCCCCTGAATGTGGACGGTCGTCCCGGCGGTGTTCTTTACCCGAAAGTGGCCGACATTGGTTCCGGCCCCGGCGTTCGCGTGGCCCACACCAGCCCACGTACCCGCCTTCGATTTCACGCCAGCGGATGACGCCCCAAGCCAGTCGGAGGGCAGGTCCAGGATAGCGCAGATCGTCCCGGTGTCCGCCGCCGCACAGTTGGCTTCTACTGCGCCGCTAAGCAGATAGAGCTTCGGTGCGGTGGAAATGGTCGTCTCGATCGAGTCGTTCTGTGCGTCCCGCACGGCTACGGATAATTGCAGGGCCATCTGTCGTTCCTCCTTAATCGACTGTTTGAGTTACTCTCACGAGTTCCCACGTTCCGAACCCCAACAATATATACGGGTCGGTAGGTATATTTGATAGAAAGTACGAACCGACCGGATACTCAACGTGACTGATAACACTAGTCTTTGTAATAACTTTAGTTATCCCAAGTTCAACGCTCATGGCGTAATCTCCGAACCGAATATGTTCACTGAGATATCGGCTGATGCTGCATATACCCGCAACACGTCCGTTGCGGCTAAAGTAATACCGGCAGTAAGTGAAATCGAATCGTTCGCAGGAATTGACAAACCGTAATATATATATTGCTTGTTATCGTCAGCCGCCCCCGCAACGGCTACGGAAAGGCGAGTTGCCACGGCTCCTGCGGAGCGATTGCATATAAACACGGTGCTTACCACGGCGGATTTACCAGCGGGAACTGTATAGACATCCGTAAGGGTCGTAGCTGCTAGTGCCGCCTGTCCAAGAACTTTATAGACTTCGGCCATTTCCTACGCCCCCATCAAAAGAAACATCGGTGCATATCCACCACCACCCAGAGGAGTGTTCCACGTCTGATCGCCGCGAAGATATTTCGATGCATCTGCACCGGCCCCGCCTAGTTCGGCAGTTGGAACCTTAACCCCAGCATCCAGACTGGCGTATCCGTTGGCCTGACTCTTTCCGGAAGTTGCCTGAAATGCGGTAGAATGCTTCTCGTTTGCGTGTGCCAAGGGTGTCTGCCCGTCTGCCAGCAAACCAGACAGGCCAAGAACGGAAATCTCATCAGCCCCGCCGTTTTCGTGTCTTGCCGAGTGGTCGTTGAAAGCAGCTAACGGCGCAAATGTAGTCGCGTCGATGGCCGAGGCGTATTCCCACAAAACAACCCCACCCAAACTCTTTGCCCTGTAAACTCCTTCGCCACTACCAGGATCCCAAACAGACCCATCTGCATAGGCCAAGAGCCCATCGGTTGGATTTGTAGGCTCCACTTGTCCGAAGTACGGATTCGCAGGATCGACCCACCTTAAAGTTTCTTCGTAGAAGCTTAGAAGCCGCTCGAACCACTCCATCCACGCAGGAGACACATAGACGGTCCCGCTCTTGTCGGTTACGCCGATCGGAACCCGAACTGGAGCAGGAATTCTCACGTTATTTCCGCGTAGGCCCCCAATATGACCCGCTTTACCGCATCTGAGATCGTCAATCTGAAAACCCTGTCATACGATGACCCGAGCCTTCTCCAGACCATTCTTGTCTTGTACTGGCCGATCGCGCCCATTGCTGCATCGTAATCGCTAGAGAAGGTTCTCCCGCCGTCGTCAGACCAGGAAAGGGCAGCGACCGGATTCGTAACGGCTACCGTGCCGATTCCTGTTTCGGCATCAACTTGAACCTTGTGGAAGAACTGCCTCCTGAGTTTTTCCTTGTCGTAAATGTGTTGCGCCGTCCTGACGGCTACCAGGGGTTGCCCGTCGTCATCGTAGTGGTTTTGAGACATTTCGTATATTTTCCCGTTTGCACGGTAATCCCCGATAAGATGTTTCCCGGCGAACCAAGCGTAGCAATTGCCTATGTGTCTACCAACTGCGTATGCAGATCCTTTGTAGTAGGACCTTTCGTGCCACATTTGAGAGGTATCATCGTATACATAAGTGGCATCTGCCGTTGGGAACGTGATTACATAGAAGGCATGGCCTACATCGACATAACAGTACCCTATCGCATCGGATACCGTAGACAGTTGTTTCATTCGATACGCAATGGCCGTTGGAGTTATAAACGTAGGCGATCCACCAACCGATTTAACTACCCCGATCAGTGATCCGATATCTCCGACTCTTACGTTGGCTAAGAAAAACAATCCACCGCCTCCCTTGGCGATTGAAAAAGGTGCTGCGATACCGAAGTCATAAACAGAGCCGGATATCCTTGAGAACGGAGAACCAACAGACGTAGCAACGCTATTGTTGTACCATATCTCGCTTGTAACGCTCTTCAGGAACCACAACTGCTGATTCGCCGCCACCACTGCTTGAATTGGATCAGGCGATCCTACTATGTTTGCAGTCGCAAGAGCGTTCCATGAAAGTCCGTTATAAAGATCACTAACATGGAAAGTCATCGAGCCTGACTTACTAACGATAAAATACCCGTCCAGATAAGCTACTGTTGTGGGATTTGTCGGGAAATCAGGGTCAGTTATTGTCACGAACGCAAGCGTACTAACGTTATATATATAACCACTTGTTCCATCGACTATGATAAGTTGATTCCCACCTACTCCAGCAGAGGCAATACCGTTGTCCTGCATGGACACCGGGCCAGTGCTGGTTGATAAAGTGCCTCTCTCCGTCGCAACCCCACCAGTAGTTACAGAGTATAACTTATTCCCCGATACTACAAACAATAGGGAATTAAATACGTGCTTCCCTCTGATAATCCCGGTCCCTACCGTTGCCCAAAGATCGGTCCCGGGAGTCCCTACAAGGGAGATTATAGATTTAGAGTCTTGCTGGTTTATCTCAGGATAGAAATTAACCGATCTGGAAGCGTCAATCACAACCGATTGAGATTGATATGTCGGCCCAACAAAAGGAATCTGGCCCATCAATAGTCCCCGGTAGAAATATTAAATACGCTCGGAATCCCAGGAATATCCATCGCCGCGATGATCGGCTTTGCGTTCATTGTTTCGATGATTCGCAACGCCGACATTGCCAGCCCATGAATGTCTTCTGGGATTGGATTCCCATGTTCGTGGTAATCCCTATAAAGCCTTATCGCTAAATTATATTTCAGTGCTTCAAAATACACAGGCGGGAATGTAACCGCGTCAGATATTGTAGAAAACGACGTAAGCGGTTTAAGACTTTCTATAAATAAAGTGTAGTCACTATCAGGCATCCCATACAGATAGATAGCCCCTGAATGTATGGTTTGCTGAGTAAGCCCAGGCTCGTAGAATAAATATTCAGGTCTACCTCTTGACGTTGACTTGTCGCTGAAAGAATCGTATATCTGCCTTGCTATAACCTCGACAGGGTAATCATACCCATTGCTATCCCTTACAAAAGCTCTCAATATCGAACTCGGCTTGCTCGTATTGAATACAGCCCCGACTCCTATAGTCCACGAAGACTGCACGGAAGTAATTGGGAAGTTCTCACTTATAGATCCCAAAACCATCAGACCTCTTGCGGCCCACAAGGCGAGCATTACGTTCAGCGATTGCAAGGCATCGGCGGACTCATCCGCGCTTGGTGCTTCAGATTTAGCCAATACGCCGATTGTCCTGAAAGATGCCTTAATCAGATCCAAAACGGTTCCTATTGTCGCAGACCCGCCGCTTGACGGTGTTACGCCGACTGTAAAAGTGTTCCAGATATTGTATAAATTTACGTCATCATACCCGGCAGCAGTGATGAGTAGATCAAAGAACGATGGGAACGGATTTACAGCATCGTCTACAAAGAAAACCACTCTGCCATTTGTGTCGGCGAGTACACTACCTACCGCTGCGCCGCCGGAAACCGCAGCATATACAGCAGCAGGCGTAGAGGTTCCATTCAAGAATATTTCAACCAAGGAACCAGGGTAACACGTACCATAGATCGGATATCTCACTTGATGCTCCTTATGGCACCAGAAAGTTCTTAATCCCGTTGATGATCGTCGTCACGAAGTTGCCAGTATTTGTCAGGAAGTTGATTGTCTCGTTTGCTGCTGGCGTAGCCGAATCGACCGTGCTTACTCCGCTTTCCCCTGCTGCGTTCTCTGCGGTAAAGACAAACTTGTACGTGATCCCATTGGTCAGTCCAGTTAATCTATATCCGCCAGTCACAGATGTAATTTTCGCGCTTCCAGTTGTTGGAGTGCTGCCGTCGCTTGTCCAATAAGCATTGTAGGTCAACGCCCCGCTGCTGGTGCCTGGGTAGAGAGTCACATAGGTATTGCCTGCGCCAACGGCGTGTAGCGTAGGCGCACTCGGGATAGGTGCCGGTACAGCAACCGGCGTGGCGGTATCCACAGAACTTTCCACCGATTCCCCGTACTGACTAACAGCAGTGAAAACGAATTTTACGGGGACTCCATTCGTAAGGGGAGAAAGCACATAGCCGCTTGTAACTGCTGCTATTTTCGTCCCGTTGGTCTTTGAGGGGGTTGTCCCGTTCGACGTATAGTAGGCGTTATAGAAAGTTGCCCCGGTTGAAGTTCCTGAATATAAGGTTATTTGTGCATCTCCCGATGTGACATAATGCCCGGTCGGCGCGTTTGGAGGTAGAGGATTCTGAGGCAAGGTGTAGGTAACTACCAATTGAGGTCGCCATGCTGATGTAGCATGGTCCACGGAGGCGAAGATGCGGTTCGTATCCTGCGCCCCGTCTGTCTTGCC